CAAACAAGCCATCCTCTATGTCGAACGCAATCCCAAAACCGTAAAATCCATCACGTCCTTTCCCTACATCGTCAAATCATTCTGATCTGGAAACGGTATTACATGCGCTCTGCGCTGGCCGAGATGGCGCAGGAGATTTCACAAGGTCTGACGGCAGCGATGGTGGAAACGCTGGAATAAGGATCGACGCGCTGGTAACTTTCGGTTGTATCCGTCGAGAAGTCACCCCAGCGATCCTATGAAAGTTCGATACAACAATGACCAATCTCACTCCGATCCTATGGACGGGGCAGAGATTGCGGATACCTCTAAGCTTGCCGAATTACTCGAAGCGCGACGAAAGCAACCGCCTTTCCTTGGGCGGCTTTCCGGCGAAAACGGCTTTCAGCTTGGCATTGGCATTGGCCGTGATGTCGGCTGTGTGCAACACAGCCGTTCTGATGGGATGCCGCCGTACCTGATGGCTATTTCCCCCAATCCGCCAATGAAACGCGGGGGTATCGAGTTCCTCACCGCCAACACGCCAACCCCGGTTGCCGCGCGATGGATCGTGAGATTTGATGAGCTGATGCAGATTGCTGCTTATTTTCTCGAGACGGGCGAGCGCACCAACACGGTCGCTTGGGAACAGGTTGGCGCCGTCAAACCAGACCTGCGGGGTCCATGGCGCCCACGTCCGTACCAGCATGTGTTGCGATTTCTGCTCGAGCGTTGGCACAGTCCTCGCGCCGACACCGATCTGCTACTTGCTGCCCGGGCGTGGTCTGCATCGCCTGAACGATCGCCCCGGCCGGTGAAGCTTTTCTACGTCAATCATCAAGACTGGCGCGACCCGATGAATGGGAGTGTGCTGGCTGGGAGCGACGAGCTCGCTAAGCTGCTAGATGACCGGCGAAAAAATTCACCGTTCGTGGCGGAGTTTTTGGCCGATAACGGGTTCAAGCTCGTGCTTGGACTTGGCAGCGGCGTAGGATTTGTTCAGTACCGCCGCATCGATGGTGATTTGCCTTATTATATGGCTCTGCCGCCATGGCGGCGGACCAAAAGCAGGGGTGTCAGGTTTCGAGTGGACAACGTGCCAGTGCCGATCCCTGGTCGCTACATTCTGGATTTCGATGAGGTGGCCCGGATCGTGCTGTATTTCCTCGCGACAGGCGAGCGCAGCGGTGCGTTCGCCTGGGAAGCGATATAGCACCAACAGTTGCTCCTTTGACTGTCGTCCCCGAGTGTTAACCCACATGATGAGTGCCCGATGCCCGCCATCACACGCGAACAAATCTCCGTCGCCTTCTTCAATCTCATCGCCGGCGCGGCGAACTTCACCGCGTCGAGCCGGCGCTTCGTGCATTGGGATCAGGTCAACGAGACGCAGATGCCGTTCCTGACCATGCTCAAGACCGGCGAGGTGCGCGGGCGGCAGAACGAAGGCTTGCCGACGCTCACCATCAATGCGCATGTCTTTATATATATGTCCGCCGGGATGGACCCGGAGGACACGCCGGACACCGCCATGAACGCGCTCCTCGACGCCGTCGATGCGGCGGTGGCGCCGAGCGGCGCCGGCGCGCTCAACGGCAACAAGCAGACGCTCGGCGGGCTGGTCGCGCATTGCTACCCGCTCGGGCCGGTGTTCATTGACACCGGCGATATCGACGGCAAGGCCGTCGCCGCGATCCCGTTCCAGATTCTCGTGCCGTAGCGCCGTAGGGTGGGTTGAGCGGAGCGAAACCCACCATCCCCAACCGCGTAACGCTCTGGCGCGGCATGCTCGTGGCACGCCCTATCCAGATGAACAGGCCTAACAAGCCCGCCGGTCCACGGTGGGTTACGCCGCTGCGCGGCCAACCCACCCTACAAAGGAGAATATCCATGACCCAATACGCCTTCGGCAGTGGCACGCTTATCGGCAAACGCAACGACGTGACCGGCACCCCGCCGTGCCTGCTCGGTACCTTGGACACCGTCTCGATCGACTTCGACCGCAAGATCGAGACGCTGCTCGGCCAGTACAACATGGCGGTCGCGGCCGGCGGCGGTGAATTCAAGATCACCGGCAAGGCGAAATTCGCGCGGCTGCAGTCGACGCAGATCAACAATCTGTTCCTCGGCCAGACGCTCACGGCGAACAGCATGCTGGAAATGACGACCGGGGAGACCGATACCGTGGCCTCGGGATCGATCACCGTGGTCAACAACTCGACCTTCGTCGAGGATTACGGCGTCTTCTATGCTTCGACCGGCGCGCAGCTTTCCCCGGTCGCGTCTTCGCCGGCGCAGGGCCAATACAGCGTGGCGAGCGGCGTCTATACCTTCAACTCCGCAGACAACGCGGCTGCGGTGCTGATCTACTACAGCTACACGATCGCTTCGGGGAACAAGATCAGCCTGGCCAACCAGCTCACCGGCCCGCTGCCGATGTTCGAAATCTCGCTGAAGGAGACGTTCAACTATTTCGGCACCAGCAAGGATCTGTTGGTGAAGCTCAACGCCTGCGTCTCATCGAAGCTGTCGCTGCCGTTCTCCAATCAGAAATTCACTGTCGCCGAATTCGATTTCCAGGCGATTGCGGATTCCTCGAACAACATCGGTACCATCAGCCTGAGCGAATAGCGGATAGGGCGGCGTGATCGCCATTCGCCATTCGCCATTTCGCCATTCACCTGCCAAAGATGGAGACCTCATGTGAGCCTCGAACACGACGAGAAGCTCGATTTGTCCGGCGCCCGCGCCGTGCGCCGGGCAAGCCTTCGCCGGCGTCTTCGCCTTCCTCGCGCCGGTGATGGGGCCGGCCGCGGCCGGTCCCGCCGCGGCGGCGCAGGCCTCGGTGTCGGCCGCGGCGATCTTCGATGTCGGCACCGATTACGTCGTTCGCGGCGGCCTCGCCCTCATTCATCAGGGCGAGACGATCGTGCCGGCGCGCGGCTCGGGGCCGTACACCGGAGGAAATCAGGGTCCGCAGATTCACGCGCCGGTGAGCATCAGTGTATCGGCGCTCGATTCGCAGAGCGTCGCACGTTTCTTTAATGACAACTCAAAACATATGCTGCGCGCGATCAATGACGCGGTGAAGCGCGGCGCGCATCTCGGGCTGCGGGCCATCCATCCGTGACCATTGCAAATCCTTCCCCCCTTGTGGGGGAGGGTGGGGAGGGGTGGCGAGGTGAGGCGAGAGCGTCGACGCTTGCGTATCGCCTCTCGACCCCCCGCCCCTACCCCCTCCCCGGGGGGAGGGGAACAGACAAGCCATGACCTACATCAACGGTGTCAATCTTCTGCCCTCAACCGGCGAGTTCACCTACGACACGATCCCTTACCTCGGTCAGCGCGTGACCGAGTCGAGCCTGACTTCGATCAACCGCTATGCCTCGGGAGGCGCCGGCTCGACCACCGACTACACGATCGCAATCAACAATCTGCAGTCGGAGTTTCCCGGCTGCACTACGGTCGCTATCGTTGTCGCTTGGTTCGGAAATTCGACCGACATCACGGCGTGCCAAATCTACCCGTCGACGACGTACATCAACGGCACGTTCCAGCAGGCCTCCGGCGGGTCGGATGTCTGGCGCTGTTCCGGCCTGACGCAATCGTCGTCCGTTCTGATCCCGATTCCGCAGAGCGGCGGCGCCTTCATCTACGGCGGCACGCCATCCGATCAATCGATCGTCCGCTGCATTCAGGACTTGAAGTCGCGCGGGCTTCGCGTCGTCTTCTACCCGTTCATCCTGATGACGGCGAGCGGAGAACCTTGGCGCGGCCGGATCACATATAACGGGTCGGACATCTCGAGTGCGGCGACGACCGCGGTCAATAATTTCCTCGGCAGCGCCGCGACTTCGCAGTTCACGCGCGACACGATGAATCTGACCGTCGCTTATTCGGGCTACGCGACCGATTACACCTATCGGCGCATGATCCTGCACTACGCCAATCTGTGCGTGGTCGCCGGCGGCGTCGATCTCTTCCTCTTGGGATCCGAGCTTCGCGGCATCGAGACGATCCGCGGGCCGGAGTGGACGCAGGCAGGCACGACCGGCGGCGACGGCAAGGTCACCTGGGACTATCCGTTCGTTGCCGGGCTGATGCAGCTGGCCGACGACGTGCGCAGCGTCTTCGACGGCGCCGGGCTCAGCAAAGACACCACGGGGCTGCACAACCTCATCAGCTATTCGGCCGACTGGTCGGTGTGGATGGGTTTTCAGCATCCGGGCGAAAACGGCCAGTGGCCGCATCTCGACCAGCTCTTCGCCTACGACAACATCGATCTCGTCAGCTTCGACAATTACCTGCCGCTGTCGGACTGGACCACCGGCGACGGCGGGCTCGATGCACTCAAATGGCTTGCGCCACCGCCGTCCGGCACCTGGCCGCCCTCGCCGGAGACTTTCAACGGCCTCGGCATGAGCGGCCAGCCGACGATCTACAGCCTTGCCTATCTCAAGGCGAACATCGAGGGCGGCCAGTATTTTAATTGGTTCTACAACGACAGCAACAATCTCGGCATCGGGCTCGATCCCAATGGCACCGATCTGCACGTTTCGCTGCCCGAAGGCGATCGGCTGTCGCAATCGCGGAACCAGTATTATCCGAACCAGCAATTGCTCGCGAACAAGCAACTGCGCTGGTGGTGGAACAATCAGCACCAGGCGATCTATGACGACGGCGACGGCACCGGCTGGTCGCCGCATGGACCCTATACGGAGTGGGTGCCGCAATCGAAGTCGATCACCTTTGCCGAGTACGGCTTCCCGGCTTGCGATAAGGGCACCAATCAGCCGAACGTCTTTTGTGATCCGGCGTCGGTCGAGAGCTTCACGCCGTTCTGGTCGATCTGGGACCCGAGCCAGAGCGGCGCCGGCAATTACTGGCCGCGCCGCGACGGCGAACTGCAGCTGCTCGCGTTGCAAGCGATCTATGAATATTGGGTGACCGACGGCAACAACGAGACATCGAGCGCCGGCGTGCCGATGCTCCAGACCGATTTCATATCGGCTTGGAACTGGGACGCGCGACCGTTCCCGACCTTCCCACAGCTCGTCAGCGTGTGGGGCGATACCGGCGACTGGCCGGCCGGCAACTGGGTCGGCGGCAAGGGACCGTTGCTCACGCCGCTCGTGCCGGACAATCCGCCGGCACTCGGGCCTTATTCGACATTCCCAGCAGTGCCGACGCTCGGATGGTCGGTAACATTCTCGCCGATCTTTTCGATCGGCGCCGCGCTGCATGTCTCCGGCCGCGAAGTACGTGCGGCCAAATATATCTCCCCGCTGTGGGAGATCGAGCTGAATTACGATGTGCTGCGCATGGTGTCTCCGAACACCGAGTTGCAGGAGATCATCGGCTTCTTCGAGGAGTGTCAGGGCGAGGACGCATCGTTCTATTTCGAGCCGCCGACGCTGTCGCCGGTCGCTGCGCAAGCGCTTGGCATCGGTGACGGCACGACAACGACTTTCGCCTTCGCCGTGTCGATCGGCGATTACGCGCTGTCGCCGGCGAATGTCGGCACGGTCTCGGCGGTCTATCTCAACGGCGTCGCGCAATCGAGCGGCTACACTGTCAACGCGACGGCGCTGGCGCCATCCGTGACGTTTACGGCGGCGCCGGCGGCGGGCGTCGCCGTGACCGCCGATTTCGACTGGTACTTCCTTTGCCGCTTCGATGACGACAGCGAAACCCTGGAAGAATTCATGTCCATACTCCAGGCGCTGCAATCGCTCAAATTGCGCACGGTGCGGTCATGACCACTCCGCCATCACTGCCGAGCCTCGCCGGACTTTCCTGGTCGCGACATAAGAAGCCGGGGTTTTCCACGCGTGTTGCCTCGCACGTGTCCGGCCGGGAAGTGCGCGTCGCCTTGATGAGCTACCCGCTCTACGAGTTTGAGGCGGTGTACAGCGGACTTGCATCTTCATCGACGGCGGCTTTTGCCGGGCTCGGATCATCCAGCTTGCAGAGTCTCATGGGCTTCTTTCTGCAGCTCCAGGGTCAGTTCGGCACGTTCCTCTACACCGATCCGGACGACAACACGGTCACCGGCCAGGCGTTCGCGACGGGCGATGGCTCGACCACATCGTTCACGATGATGCGGTCGCTTGGCGGCTTTCTCGAGCCCGTCGGCTGGGTCACGAGCATCTCGAACGTCTATCTCAACGGCACGGCGGAGTCGGGGAGCAGCTGCAGCCTCGCGACCCCGAACACGTTGACGTTCACGCCGGCGCCGGGCAGCGGTGTGACCGTCTCCGCCGACTTCTCCTACGCCTTCAACTGCCGCTTCCTCGACGACCAGATGGATTTCGAGGAGTTCATGTCGAACCTCTGGAAACTCGACAGCATGAAATTTCGCAGCGTGAAGCCATGAAGCCGGCATCCTCAGCACTCATCAGCTACCTTAACGTGGCGCGCGCGAGTCCCGACGTGCCGCTGTTCATGGCCGACTGCTTCACCTTTACGTTACGCTCCGGCCTGATCCTGAGCTACACCAACGTCGATATATCGTTCAGCTACAACGGTAACACCTACCTTGGCAACTCGATCCTGGTCGACGGTCTGAAATACAAGGCCGCTCTTGGGCTCGAAGTCGATCAGCAACAGATAACCGTCGCCGCGCGATCCATCGACACGATTTCCGGTGGCGCGCCCTTCCTGCAGGCGCTGCGCGATGGCTCGTTCGACGGCTGCGAGATCGAGCGCGACCGCGTCTTCTTTTCCGATTATATCGGCGGCACCGCGATCGGATCGGTGACGCTGTTCAAGGGCCGGCTCGGCGTCATCGACCAGATCGGGCGCACCAGCGCCAAGCTCACGGTCAATTCCGACCTGGTGCTGCTCGACATCGACATGCCGCGCAATGTCTACCAGCCGACGTGTCTGCACACCCTGTACGATTCCGGATGTACGCTGGTCAAAAACGCCTTCGGCACCAGCGGCACTGTCGGCTCCGGCTCGACGGCGTCGACCATTGTTAATCAGACCATAAGTAAGTTCACCATCACGCGGCATATTTGAGGGATGGCTTTTGGTAGAACGATCGGATTTTCTCCGGGTCGTTCTGCAATTGGCGCATTGATAAGCGGACTTTGGCCTTGAAA